ACATTTTCAGATTTAAAGACCATAATTATTAATGGTATAGGAGGAAAGTTAGATAGAGAAGATGGAGTTACAGAGAAACTCGATGGACAAAATCTAATGGTGAGTTGGATTGATGGTAAGTTAAAAGCAGCCAGAAACAAAGGACACTTAAAGAATTTTGGTAAAACTGCACCAGATACGAAAGGTGTAAAAAGTATTTTTAAAGGTAGGGGTAATATAGAAAAAGCTTTCGTAGGTGCAATGAAAGATTTAGAAAAATCAATCGGTTCGTTATCCGATAAACAAAAAGAGAAAATATTCGGTAATGGAAAACGATGGATGAATTTAGAGGTTATGTATCCAGCAACTGCAAATGTAGTAGATTATGATGTGGCAGAAATAGTATTTCATGGTACATTAGAGTATGATGAAAGTGGTAGACCAATAGGACAACCAAAAGATTCTGCTCGTATGTTAGCTGGTATGATTAAACAAGTGAATCAAAATATACAAAAAACATTTAAAATTGGTAAACCAAACTTTTTAAAAGTACCTAAACATCAAAACTTTGATAAGTTACAATCAATATATTTAGGTAGATTGAAAAGATTACAATCAGAGTATGCACTAAGTGATAAAGATACATTAGGTATGTATCATGAATCATATTGGAGTGAATACATTTACAATGCAAGTAAACAATTTAAAGTAAAATTAAAACCAATACAATTTGCAAAGTTAGTTCGTAGATGGGCATACTTTGATAAATCATATAAGATTCAAGAAATTAAAAATGATTACAAAGATAATCCAAAGTTTTTACAATGGATATTAGATACAGATAAGTTTGACCACAATAAAATTTTTAAGGATAACATAAAACCATTTGAAGTATTGTTCTTTGATGTAGGAGCACAAATACTGAAAAACATAAGTGGTTACATGGCAGCGAATCCTGATAAGGCAGTTCAAAAAATTCGTGATGAAATGGATAAGGCCTACCAAGACTTAAGTAAAAAGGGTAACATAGAGAAATTAAAAAAACTAAAAACACAAATTCAAAAACTAAATGCAATTGGTGGATTAAAATCAGTTGTTCCAAGTGAGGGTATTGTATTTAAATACAAGGGTAAAGTGTATAAGTTCACAGGAGCTTTTGCACCAATCAATCAAATACTTGGTAGTATAAAATTTGGTTAAGGAGTTATAATGGCAAATTATAGTAAAGATATGGAGAGACAAAATAAGGCCTTAAAGGACTTACTCTCTGGTAAAGAACATACAAAAGATTATGTACAAGTTGGGTACGAGGGTAAGGTTGATGATAGAGGTGGTGAAACACGAGAATCAGAATTAAGTAAAACCTTACAGAAATTAAGAATGCCTTTGTTTTGTCCTAATTGTAAAAAGGCGATGAAAAAGAGATTAGATAGAAAGTTTTGGAATTTATTTAATCATTGTATGGATTGTCAAATTGATGTAGAACATAAGTTGAGAGTAAAAGGTGAATTTGAAACTTATGCTAGAAAGAAGATGTTGGCAAACAGAAAAGGATACATAAAAGATTTAAAACAAAGTATTGACGAATTCGAAGAAACAGGTGGTAAGAAAGAGTTCTTTAATAGTGTTGGTGTACAAACACCAGAACTTGAAAAGGAAGAGTGGTCTATGGGAGAAGAGGAATTCGAAAAAGTAGTAACTGAAGCAAGAGAACACCTAAATAAATTACAAGAGGCCATAGATGAGGAAGAGAAACTACTTAATACTGCCTGAGGATATAATCTTAGACCTAATGTTAATGGTATCGAAGTTAGGAGAAACGGCGGTTGATTATCATAACAAAGTTGGTTCTGAAGAATCGGAAAAGGTGGTAAATGTTTATACAAAAATTATACGGAAGTTGATGGATTTAGAAGAACATGATATTGAATATAAACCAAGAGGACTCACATTTGAACAATTGTTGAAATCGTGTGGAATCAAACCTAACAAGGAGAGTGAATAATGATTGGGAAGATAATCGGATTCATAACAAATCTATTTTTTGGTGGAAAGAAAAAAGAAGAAGTCAAAAAATTAGATAAGGCGATAGAAAAGAAAAACAAAGAAGTTGAAACACTTGAGAAAGAAGTGGTTAAACTTGAGAAGAAGAAAAAAGTAAACAAAAAAGAAGTTGCTTCTCTTAAAAGAAAAGTAACTAACACTAAAAAACAAATATTAAAAGCTGAAGAAGCATCTAAAACTAACGATGTTGATGAAGCAGTAAAATATTTGAAGAAATTTAGTAAGTAGTATATATTTATATATATGAGATATATTATTTACATATTATTTCTTGGTTTGTTGTTTGGGCAAGATAAGAAAACTTTTACCTTTTCAGAGGAAGAAGTTCTTGGGTTCACTAACAAAATTAAAGAATTAGAGTTAAAAGATAGTTTGAATGTATCTTTAGTGGGTGATTTAGAAAAACAAATCTCACTATTGGAACAGAATGCTAAATCTGATTCTCTGATTATTGATTTTAGAACTCAGCAACTTCAGTTACAAGAACAGACGATTAATCTGTATAAGGAGAAAGTTAAAGTAGTGAAACCTAAATGGCACGAAAACAAATGGTTATGGTTTGTTTATGGTGTTGGTGCTACAGCGATTTCTGTTAATCTTGCAGGACAATTGAACTAATGGCAGAACAATTAAAAGAAGTAATCAAACAAGAATACATTAAGTGTGCTCAAAATCCAGCATACTTTATGAAGAAGTATTGTGTGATACAACATCCAATGAAAGGTAAGATTCCTTTCTCATTGTACGAGTTCCAAGAACATTGTGTGAAAGAATTTGCAGAAAAAAGATTCAACATAATTTTAAAGGCTCGACAACTTGGTATATCCACAGTAACTGCTGCTTATTCTCTATGGATGATGACTTTTCATTCAGATAAGAATGTATTGGTAATTGCTACCAAACAAGAAGTGGCAAAGAATTTGGTAACGAAAGTTCGTGTTATGCATGCAAACTTACCATCTTGGTTGAAACAAAAATGTGTTGAGGATAATAAATTAAATCTTCGATATATGAATGGTTCACAAATCAAGGCAGTATCATCTGGTCCTGAAGCTGCTCGTTCTGAGGCACTATCATTATTGATATTAGATGAGGCGGCATTCATTGATAAGATTGATGATATATGGACTGCTTCACAACAAACACTAACTACTGGTGGTAGTTGTATTGCACTTTCTACACCAAACGGAGTTGGTAATTGGTTCCACAAAACTTGGGTGGATGCCGAAGAGGGTAGAGGACAATTTAATGATATCAAACTTCATTGGACTGTACATCCAGATAGAGACCAAAGTTGGAGAGATGAACAAGATATCTTGTTGGGAGTTCAAAGTGCGGCACAAGAATGTGATTGTGATTTTATTACTTCTGGTACTTCTGTAATTGATGCACGAATCTTGGATAAGTGTAAAAAAGATATGGTGAAAGACCCAATAGAGAAACGAGGTGCTGATAGCAATTTGTGGATTTGGGAACCACCAGATTATACAAGAACATATGTTGTTACTGCCGATGTTGGTAGAGGAGATAGTGCAGACTATTCTGCTTTTCATGTTATTGATGTAGAGAAAGTAGAACAAGTAGCAGAGTATAAAGGTAGGGTTCCTACTAAAGATTTTGGTAATATGTTGGTGAATATTTCAACGGAATATAACGATGCCTTACTAATTATAGAAAACAATAATATTGGTTGGGCAACAATCCAACAAGTAATAGATAGGGAATATCCTAATCTATTTTATACAAGTAAAGATTTACAATATGTCGATATTGCTCATCAGATGACAAATCGATATAGAAGTCAAGAGAAGAATATGGTGGCTGGATTCAGTACAACAATGAAAACCAGACCATTGATTATTGCTAAACTTGAAGAATATTTTAGAGATGAATCTGTAGTGGTTCGTTCAAATAGATTGGTGGACGAATTATTCACATTCATTTATTTAAATAACAGAGCAGAAGCTATGAGGGGATATAATGATGACCTCGTGATGGCTTTTGCAATTGGACTTTGGGTTCGTGATACTGCATTAAGATTACGAACTGAGGGAATTGAATTAACAAAAAAGACTCTCAATAGAATGCAAGATATTGATGGTCTTTATACTCCTGAAGAGAATCGAAATGATTCTTGGGATTGGGAAGTAGATAAGAAAAAAGAGTCGTTAAAGTGGCTCTTGTAAGTGAGGTAAAAAATGGCTGATAAAACATTATTCGGTAGACTGAGAAGATTATTCTCAACAAATGTTATTGTTAGA